GCTACTGCTACTGCCAAAGACGTTGCAACACCGATTAGAGTATCTGATGGAGCCTTCTTAATATATAGTACTTCGCCAGCGGCCAAGGTTACGTTAGCTAGTACTTCTCCAGCTGCAGTCTTTTTAGTAATAAGCTGAACACTTGTTTTGTTGTTCAACACTCGTACTAATGTGGCAAAACCAACATTACTATCACTGACTAAATTACCTTCAACACCCTTTAAATTTATTACTTGTGCCATTTCTTTCTCCTATGAACTAATTATATTTAGTTCGGTTAAACTTTTGTGCCAGTCTGAATATCTGAAAAGACCTCTCTTTTCGTTGCACCAATACCAACCTTTATATTTCTGTTTATCTTGTGGAATATTAGATTCTACCTTTAAAGGTTCTCTAATCGTTCCATTAATCTTTCTGCTCTGTTCGTCACTTGTTTGTGCCATCTACTATCTCTGCCTTCTACAGCAGCTCCTTACCAACCACCACTCTGCAGCGCTGCGTTGTGCTTATTAAATTTACTCAAGCGCGTGAGTCCCATATTGAACATCATGTTCGCAATAACTTGTTTTACTTCTTGTGGATATCCATCCCATCCATCATGTAATTTTTTACAGTCAGTGAGGACAGATTGTACGTCCTGCTCAAAGCATTCAATTGTTCTTTCTTCGGATACTGGGGTTCCAACATCTTGCCCAAACTCTGGATCTGATTCAAGGACCAAGTGTCCAATTCCGAAAGTTGGGTAGCCCAGATGGTCTTTATAAATTTCATTTACTTGACCCTCGTCAATGATTAGTGTCTCTCTTAACTGATCTACATCAATATCTGTATCTTTATTCCAAAACATTTTATTCTCCTAGTATTCTTTACTTATAATACTGCTTCATTTGATAACAAAGCGTTAACTCATCTCCAATTTTGATATCTTGACTAGTAACTAAATTATATTCTTCGTCTCCATGCTCATTAATACTGCTTATGTTAACACAGTTAGGTTCTTCGCGGTGATTAGGAAAAGATCCTAGCGCTGTTCGTATTAATGTGCCATGATATGTGAATCGCATTAATCCTAAGTCAGTATCTAAGGGTATATCCTCAACAGCAAATAGGCCTAAACCATCTATTGTACTTTCTTTTATAGTTACGCAACTCGGTAATGGTCTCCAAGTATTTTTAAAATTTATATTCATAATCTAGCCAAATCCTCTCTCATTTCGTATAGTTTCAGCAGATATTTGATTTATAGATTTTCCTGAGTACAGTGTTAAGCCAACAATCCAATCTTGTACAGATCCAGGTAACATACCAATATTATGTGTTCCAGGTCTACTGTTTTGTTCGAACCAATACACCGAATTGTCAGCAGTAATTGCTCCACCTAAGGTTCCTTCGTAGTTGCCGCCTAGCGTTACTGCGTAGTCTAACCATGCTTCACATTTAGTAATAAATGCGGCTCTTTGAGTCTCTGTTAAGTCTACAAGAGTTATATTACCTTGTCTCCAGTTACCTGTTGCATTTACTAATTTATCGTCTCCATATCCAGTACAACCTAATGTTCTTATAATAGAATAATTACCAGCAGATACTGTAAAGAAACACCAAGCTTCAATCTCATAGTCTACAGACTCTTCAACATATGCATCAATATCACTAAATCCTTCGTTAGTCATTATCTCATTAAATATAGTACTAGCACTTTTATTATGATGCTCATCGCTAAGAGCTAAATCAGTAGTCAATTTATAAATTTGATGCATATCCGTCGGCCCTTTAGGTTTTACATATACCGTTCTGTCATAATCTGATACTGCATTCATTTTACACTCTTCTAATAGCGTTGGCAATAACCAACCTAATTCTAAAGCCTTTGTTCTTGATTTCCATTTATGAGTCTCTAGTTGAGCACTTAACTCTGTATTACCTATGTAGGTATAATCAGAAGAATAAGGTAAAAATATATGTGTAACTGCGTTAATAACTAAATCTGGATTAAACGCATTAATAGAAGTAACTATGTAATTTACGTTAACAACATCTCTTCTACTTAAATTTATACCATCAGTTCCTGTGAGCAGCAATACCTCGTGATTATCAGCCTCTAAAAGAGGAACTAAATATTCAAATGTTGTTGGGTATGCTATAAGAATTATTTTCATATTTTTACCTAAGTGTTTGAGAATGTCCAAGTTGCAGTGCCATTCGTAATATAGTTGACCGTCTGCTGTGGCCATGAGATGTTCATTCTATAGTTAGAATGGGTATTGATGGTCGCGCTGGATCTATAGAGTACCACATTAGAATATCCAGATCTTGATATTGTCACTTTATTCCACCATGTTGTGTCTACCCCAGTAGAGGAAGAAGTAGTAGCTTCAAAAGCCCAGTGGTTTGAGTTCGTTTGTGGGCGTTCTATCCAAGCCGCTACCTGCACTGATAATGATAAACCCCAGCCGTCTGAACTACTCAGTGGGCTGCCAGAAGCGATACTACCCTGAGCATCACCAATGTAGGAGTCATTACCTGAGGTATATCCGACTCTTTGACGAGCGCCTTTACCCCAATACGCGTTTGTGCCATTAATGACCACGGCCGAAGTTATAGTGTGCGAATACCCACTAAACTCTGACATTGCATCTGGAGTTGATTTACCGGCTGCTGCAGATAAAGCTCTGAGACTTTGATTGGCCTGTTGAAGAGGGCCGCCATTGATTTCTAAATCAATGGCAGTGAGAGATATATTGCCTTGAGCTGTAGTATTAATTGCCATTACTTTATAATCTCCGTAATTAAATCTTCAAACTGTTCGATTTTCTCTACACGGTTTGGCCAAAGGATATATTCCTTCTCTGGATTTTTCTTTAAATTTGATAACAGAGGTAGTATAGCATTATATAGTTTGTTCAATTTCTCTTCTGCTTGATATGCATCTGCAGATGCTGAAGAAGCTTCAGATGTTACTTTTTGAACTGCTTCTAATTCGTTTTCGTCTACAGCTGTAAATCCGAAATCAAAGTCTAATAAATCTGCCATAGTTAACCCTCTATATTATTTATATTGTCATTCTTTCTCTTTCGTGGAATGACTTTCTTTTTATCTGGCACAACATTATGCCGCTTATACGGGCTATCCTGGTCGAAAAGAATTCGATGGTATCTCGTCTTTATTGCTTTCATCTTCACCGTATCTGCCTCGGTCTTCATTACCGTCCCAATTTAATTCTGTAACAGACTTCTGTTTAGTCTTCTGATTCTTACTACCAAATATAGCATCATAGTTATCTAAGTATGCTTTACTTGATACCTTGCTCTGGATGGAATCTCCAGTCACATCATTCTTTGTTACCAATTGTGTATTACTCCACTCATTATGAAAAAGCAGGTGATAAAATTAACCAAAACTATTATGGTTCTTACCACTGCGATTACATCGGCCTCTTTGTCGGAGGAACCTGCCTTCTCGCCTAGGCTTTTAGCCCAAATTCTCCAGTACGTATTCCTCATGTATCTATTTATACTTCCTTAGTCCCAAAGATTTTCATAATATTTACCAAATAATCTAAAACCGTTTGATATTCTTTTCTGATATGCTTTACGGCCTTTCATATCTATTTTAAAGGTGTGGTTGAGCCTTTCACCTGAATGGAACTGTTCTTCCCAATCGGTATGTTTGCTCTCAAAGGCAAAAATCATTTCATCTAATACCCAATCCCACTTGTCAAAGTGAGTAGGACATATATCATGCTTTGCCGGTTCAGACCTTAGTTCTTTTGGAACATCTTTATTATCAACATTAGGAGCACCATGCTTGGTAAGTTTAAGCTGCTTTAACATCGGGTCAATAATATATGCTAGGGTGTGATCCATACTCCACGTATCAAAGTCATCTATATGCACAGATACTTTAGGCTCATTACCGATACCAAACTTTTCGTATAGAAAGTTGTGATACCATCTATGTGTTGGATACTTGCCTATTTTAATTTTCATTTCGACCATTCACCATCGTTACGTTCTTCTTTCTGTTCACCCCATATCCCAGGAGCCTGAATGGCTGCCTCTCCCATATGATACTCACCCGGATAATGCTTCAAACATCTATATGCTTCTTTTCTTATAGCACTTGGTACCCGTGGTGTCTTCTTGGGATCCATCAAATCACTGAGGAATATTCTAGTATTCTCTATAGCCCATCTTCGTTCATTCGGCATTGTCATCGTCTTATTAACTCCTCAATCATACATGACTTTAGTACACCACGTGGGTTGCACCGTTCTAAAACTGCTTTGAGATGATCAGTTTCCATGTCGGCAATAGGTATCCAACGAATTGGTTGGTCACCATTGATGCCATAAGAACCCCAAGTTAAAATTCTAGCTTGAGTCTCGTGAGGTTCATCATCATACATGCACATGTTTTCTTCATCACCATTAGCAGAGCGACGATGGTAGTCTAAACCACCATCAACCACATATGTTTTACCATTGGCATCAACATACTCTTTATAGTCGTGTCGACTCTTAGACTCTAATACAGTTCCATCTGGAGTTCGTAGTGCATTAGCTATTAAGTTCATTACATAAGGCCTTTAGCAGTTAAATATGTAAATGCTAATATTAAAACGATATTCAATATTATCATCCATTTAAACACCGAAGAAAGAAAACTAAACACCGCGTTTAACAAGTTCATTTCGGATTTTCTGCTTTCTCTTAGGTGTGGTATTAGAATTCTCTAATGCTTTATAGAGTTCTTCTAACTTAGTTGATTTCATATAGAAATGTTCTGTTTTATTTTT